CGCGCAACCAATTCATGGAATTTAATACAATCCAAATAATAAAAACTCTCTATAATAAAACTAACAACCGTAGATTTCATCTGATCACTAATCGTAACGTTCTTGGAGGGAATATGAACATCTAACATACGGACCAAACTACTTATATCCAAGGGACATAATATATCTTTATACAAATCTGACCATACAAAGGAACGTTTAAGAAAATTAATGTGTTCCGGACGATAAAATTTCTTGATAGTACTACTCTTATCAGGATCGGTAATAGTCATATTGAAAAACTCCTTATAGCACTTAGTGACAATTACCGTGTCGAATGGAATAGGACAATCAGGATGTACTTTAACAGTAGAATCATCACCATAAAAACGTGCTTTTATGTATTTTGGAAAATCGGACCCTCCTTGAGCAGTATAAGTATACCATAACATCATAGTACCGCATAGAGAATTGAGGAGAGCAGTATCCCAACGTCCTGAGGGATTAACACCTTCCGCCCTCATAAGACAGCCCAAAAGACACAAAACAGGGGAAATTGTCGCACTAAGGATAGCTTGAGTAATAGCAAGTTCATCTTCGGAGTACCCAAATTCACGGCAAATAGATAGAATAACAGTTGACATCATCAAAGAAATATCTCTAGACATAGACAAATCGTAGTCTTTATGATCCCAGTCCATACTCAATGAAGAAAAATGGGCATCTTTAAATATCTTCCATCCCTCAGTATGCATATCTATACCAACAGCGTTCATAAACAAATCGTTATACTGCATAGTGAGCAACAAAACAGGACCAAGGAAACTCTTATTCAAAATAACATCAACTAAATCTTGCACATAAAACAACCGGGTCTTGCCAGACAAAACCTTATCCATTGATCTAGGTTCGTCTTTAAGACTAACAACACAAATTTGGGAATCCACTTCACCGTAGTCTAAGATGTAATTAATGCGAGAAGAAAGGGACTCCATTAGAATTCTCGAAAATTTAACACCAGACGAATCTATTGTAATATGATCACCTTTCAAACCACCCAAAGAAAAACCAGCTGACGTTTTAAGATTCATACGCCTAAGAAATTCGTCACAAACTGAACCAGAAGCACACTCATAAAAACCAAAAGGGGATAACTTTAGATTGGGATTATCTCTCTTTATAGTGGTAACAAAATAATCAACTGATTCTTTAACAACTTTTTCCATAATAGTCTTATCTAAAGGAGGTCTTTTCTGGGCCATGACCTTCATAGGTCCATTATAGGGCATATAT